ATACTGCGAGTCTTTTTCTGCCTCTGGAAGAAATCATCGATAAATGTAGGAACTTCTGTAACCGACATTTCAGATACTTCAACAGGTTTATGCCCCGTTCTGTCCAAAATATCTTTTGCTGCGTTAAATCTAACTAGCTCGCTTTTAGCTGTCAGTAGTTCTTCCATCGTTCGAATAGATTTGCTAGATAAGTCTTTGAGAAATTTCTTTTCCTCAGCTGTCTTTAAATCTTCAAAATCTTTTCTTTTTTTCCACCTTGAAATAGTTTCTTCTGTAACATCAAGTTCTTTGGCAATTTCTCGTTGAGTCAATGACGTTCTAACCATTAAGACTATTGCTTTTTCATAATTATTAGCCATTGCCTAAAACACCTCCGAACTTGACTTTTTTTGAGCGTATCTGAATACTTCTTCCATATCTAAAATGCCAGTCCGCTTAATAGCCTCTATATAATTATTTTTCAGTTTGGCTATCGTTTTAGCTACTACTCTAGCTTCCATTTCATATTCACACTCTAAATACAAAAGAATGGTATTCAACAAAGCAAAATTTATCATCTCTTTAGAATTTTCAATATTAGGTTTGAATTTTTTGTTATACTTATGAACCTTTTGGATAAACCTAATTTGCTTGCCAGATAACTGACGATTTACCTTAACTCTTCTGTCCGCTCCGTCGCCACCGTGAGTTAAATTGTACCCTTCTCCAAATGATTTAAAATAATCGATATAATCT